TAAACGAGCAGAATTTGGACGGCGTGGTATCTCAAAACGAGAGACAGATCGGCTCGAAAAACTCGGGGTTTTAAAAGCCTCTGGAAATGGATATTTAATCAATGACGACCTCGTTGAAGCGCTGAGGAAGTAATGCATATATGTTAATAGCTGAGGAGAATAACAGATTTGTATACGCCCTACACTGTCCATGGACTGGCGAAGTAAGGTATGTAGGGAAGACTGCGCGAGGATCGAAGAGACCTCCGCAACACTTAGTGCTTTCTTCGTGGTTTAAGAAGTCTACTCACAAGGAGAAATGGATTGCTAAGTGTGTGAATGCAGGGCGCAAACCAGAGTGGTCTATTCTGGCTTACTGTTGTGATGATGAATCCCTTGATTACAAAGAAATAGAGCTTATAGCGCTGTATAGGTCTATAGGATTCAATCTTACTAATAGTACTGAGGGGGGAGAAGGTGGAATACCTACAGAAGCCACTAGGAAGAAGATGTCTAAGGCGCACAAGGGGAAGAAGCATTCCCTAGAGACTAGGAAGAAGATGTCTAAGGCGCACAGGGGGAAGAAATTATCTGAAGCACATGCGGCCACGCTTCGTGCGGCTAATACTGGAAAGAAGCATTCCCTAGAGACTAGGAAGAAGATGTCTAAGGTGCACAAGGGGAGAAAGCATTCCGAAGAATCTATAGAAAAAATGTCTAAGGCAAAAAGGGGGAAGAAACACACTGAGAAATCAAGACGCAATATGTCTAAGGCAAAAATGGGGAAGAAATTGTCTGAAGCACATAAATCCAGTTTAAAGGCTTCTAGAATTTCGACAAGGGACGCCAGAAGAAACGCAGAACATTATGTTCCTAGGGCAAACCCACACAACATAACATTAGATCTTGCTAATAAAATACGAGAAGAGTACGTACCAAGGAAGAATGGGGCTGCTGCCTTAGCTAAAAAGTATGGCCTCACTAGGATGATAGTTAGGGGTATCCTAACTAGAAAGACGTGGGACAGGTAGTGTTGAAAAAATCAGACGGAATTCTTGACCTAATGAAGGCAGCCGACCCGCTAGCGTCTGCCCGTGCCGATTCCCCAACCTCACCCACCAGTGCAGCTCCGGTAGGGGGCGGGGGAGGTGCTTCGGCTGCAGGGAACTCGTCTGCGGGAGCCCCCGCTGCTGGAGCAGAGGGTCGGAAGCGTGGAGGAAAGTACATCAAGAGGGAGTGGGTTAACGGCTCCTGGAAGTACACCTACCAGGATGACCCAAGCGAAGGCGCACACGGCTTTGCAGATGCTTTCAGGGATACGCACAGCGTAGACGCTCTACCTCAGCACCACAACCCTAGCGAAGACAACGCAAACGCAGAGGAAGCCTACAGGTTAGCTAGGCAGCAAGGTCCACAAAATGAGCCTGGGAAAAAGGGTGAGATTACGATGCCCGCCACAGGGCAGAATTTTACGGTTGAGCTGCGCAAGGCTCCTCCATCGGCGAAGCACAATTGGGAGATTAAGCTTAAACCAGTAGGCCCTATGATTAATGAGGACTATATTACCGGACCTTGGGCAACCCACACAAGTAAGGCGACTCCCGAAGAGGCATGGGACGAGTTCAATACGTTCATGCGGCTTCAGCTGGCAGTAGACTCCGCCGTAGCCAGTGGTAGGATCAAGACTCCTGAAATAAAGGATAATATCACTGGCCGTGTGCATGGGAGGGTAGTCAAGGTAGCTCAGCCGTATGACAAAAAAACTAATCGATTTATTGATCCAAAAGGCAAGAAGATAAAAGAGATCTCTAGAGGTTGGAAGATTGTACTTGATAAGGGTAGCTTCCTTTACAACAAGTTTTCAGGTAAAACCACTATTTATGCGCCTAATGAGGCTAGAATTGAAGAGTTTGCAAACCACCTAAACAACGCTGTAAACAGGATTTCATCGCTTCTTAAAAGGCTTACCGACCTGGGAATCTCCACTAATATGGATGATTATACCGCAGACTCCATGAAGAGTAGGGGTATGGATACCGGTCATATTCTGGCTTCAGGCGCTCTTCCCATTAAGGCCGGAAGAACTGGCCCTGGGCACGGTCTTCGTAGGCGGGCGTACATGAATGACTGGGGTTCCGACGAGAATCGATTGAACGCTATGAGGGACATCGCACGTGAGTACGGACCCTCAATTACGGCCATAAATAACCCGAAGATAGACCCTGGAGAACTGTCCAACATGGCTGCGGACCCAGCCGACGCCCCAATAGTAGGAGCTATCGGCGATATTGTAGACACCTGGCACCCAGATACTAAGAGACCTGGCCATACCATGGAGTACGAGCTAAAGAGGAGAGTACAATCTCGTGTCGCAACTAAGGCTTTTAATGTACAGGCCGGGAATGAAGGCTTCGCAGAGCTACAGAGACTAGACGCAGAAGCCCGTGCGGACGTTGCGGCGAATGCACCTCCTCCTGAAGTAGAGGTTGCTACTGCGGAAGAGAAAGAGGAGTTCAAGCTAAGCCCTCAAGAAAGAGGCGCTCTCAGGATTAGTGATTTAACGGATAGGGCAGACTCGTTTATTCAAAGTGCAAAGGACGAGGACCTAAAAGCTATAGCTAATCAGTTTAAGCAGGCTCTCAGTGGAGCAGGTTCAGAAGTCGCTGAAGGAGGTGACGGAAGAGTCATAACTCAAACTGTGGACGACGTCAGAGATTGGGCTAACAGGGTGCTAAATAGTCAGGGGCGTGGTGCTGATATCGTTACGTTAAACGAGCATCTTTGGCCAGTAGAGAAGTCATTTAGGTCTGTAGTAGCACTGGAAAAGGCTATACTAGCTATGTCAGAAGAAGAATACTTCGAGAAAGCCAACTTCACCTACTCCCACAAAGAGGGTAACGACATGTACCCTAGGTACGTGTACAAGGATGAAGCAGGGAATGTGTCCACCAGGGGCAACGCCCCTCAAGGACACGCAGACTACAACAGCGCGTTCGGAGACGCAGCAGACGATGCCATGTCTCCTGAGAATGCTCCACAGTTCTACTCACAGGATGGTAGGAAGCTGTCTAGGGCCCCGTACACCGGGGCAGACGTCCAGTGGAACCGGAACTACCATCGCAACGACCCGGAGAACCTATGGGCCGCTAGGTGGGTTAACCCTGTCACTGGAGACCACGAGTACTCATATATCGACTCAGACCTTCGAGGAAACCCACAGTTCCAGATAAACCGGCAGAATTCTTTAACAGACAACAGACTGCCGCACTTCCGGCAGTACGTAGCTGCTTTGTTCAAGTCCAACCACCAGAAAGATAAGATTGTGGCTGTGGCTCTCGCACTGCTAGACCAAGGCAGGTTTAGGGTTCGTGAGCTAATGGCTCTAAAGGTTGGCGACGTTAAACTTACCAGAGAGATACTTACTATTGGTAAAAGGAAAGTATACGGGGGCCCTAACCTAGTGCAGCAGTTAGGGGCAATGATCTCCAATAGGGATCCGGGTGAGCCTCTGTTCATGGTGGCCCCAGTTAGTATGGATGGAGACATGGACTATTCAAATATGCGAAGGATAGGGCCTCACTTTATAGTTAACCTACTCGAAGAGGTAGGAGTCAGTGCAGAGTCCTTGCAGACCTACCACGCAAGTCAGACGTACTCCGTAGAGATACAGAGGGTATTTGGTTCTCACAACGCTAACTACGATGCTGCGCACCACTTCGCCCTCCTAGAGGTGGCGTCCGAGATGGGGCACGACTTGGGGAGGGTGGAAGATTTTGAGAGCGCTATCTACGCTATCGAGAGTGCAGCCGTAGACCCAATCGTAGTACAGTCCATTAAGCAGTCATGTGAAAAGATGGGCATAGGTACCGGTGGAGACACGTCCCTTTCCAGATTTGTACACGACTCAGTACCTCAGGTGTCAATGGTGTTGACAGGTCGCAATGAAGATGAAGAAGAATTCAGCAGATGGCTAAGGACTGTACCAGTGCATAACTTCCAGGCAAAGGCGGCAGCGTGAGATTATCCCAAATAAAGTGCTCCTGCTCAGAGATTGTTCTAAAGTCTGTAGGAGACAACGAGAGCAAAATAAGGTCTAAAATACTAGTAATTAAGGGTGATGAAGTGTTTGCCGTGTGTAAGGGCTGTAATAAAGAGGTACAGGTACCACTGCAGTTAGACAGAGATGTAGCTAACCCACCACTTTTTATTAAAGATTACAAATAGGGGTTGACAGACCCCTACTTTTATTGATACAAAGTCTATACACATTGTCGCTCCAATAGAGGGAGGACTTCGTATCAACGAAGTTCCTCCTTTACTTTTTTTCGGCAAGTGTAGACCTGTCAATTAATGTCTAAAATCGAAGAAACATTCAAATTTTTCCTTCCTGCTACCATGGTGAAGGCCGGGAAAGACAAGGATGGTAAGCGCTGGATCCAAGGAATTGCCAGCACCGACCATATGGACCTGCAGAACGAGTCCGTAAAGCAGGCAGGCCTAGATTTCTCGTATTTTCTAAAGCACGGCCACTTTAATAATGACCACCAGCAGGGGCCTGAGAATCTAGTAGGGGAGCCCACAGAGGCCAAACTAACTAAGGACGGCTTTTGGATTAAAGGGTTCATTTATAAAGGAAAAGAGTGTGCAGACTATTGGTGGGAGCACATCAACTCCCTAGCACAGTCTGGCTCTGATAGAAAAGTGGGCTTTTCTATCGAAGGCAAAGTTAAAAAGAAGAGTGGTACGAAGATTGTCTCTTGTTGGATCAAGAACGTCGCTATCACTGCAAACCCTGTCAACACCAACACCTGGGCGGAGATCGCAAAGTCTCTCTCCGGGTCTCTTTTAATTGAGGGTGAAGATGAGGAAGACGAGGAAAAGGCACTATCCGCTGGGAGCGCAGGAGGATTGGCGCTTCAACCTGAATCCCTAGAGGGTTCCGAAAAAGTTACGACATACAAGTCACTGGCGGATGTTCCACCAGAGATGTCTCTTTCGCACGACGAGTACGTCACCGTACTCCAACTAGAGAAGGGGTGGAGTAGGGCCACTGCTGCAGCAGTTGTGGACGCTATCTTCATCTCCAAGGGTATCGAAAGTGTCTAAAGTAAATATGTCTATAGTGGCAAAAGCCACTAATAAGGTAAGAAAATTAAAAGCCACAAACAATTCTGTTCTGTCGGCAGCTAGTAACAACATAGGAGAGAAATAATTATGGCAACTGTAAAGAATGGCGACTTCCAGAAGTCTCTGGCCCGCCTACAGGACATGGCCAAAGGCTCTCAACTACATCACACCGGCAGTGACTCCAACCCAGGTACCTGGGGAGGCGGAGCGCAGGAAGATTTAGATGAGCTTAATGGTGGAGATGTTCACATCGACGAAAACGGTACCGACTATAATGGAGTTCGCAAGTCACTTGCTAACAAGATTCGTAAGTCGGTAGCACTGACCAGTGCAGAGGTTGCAATTGCAGATGGAGTGAATCCACTTCCAGCAATTCAATCGCAACTTGCAAAGGGTATCAGGCTAACTCCAGAAGAGGCATGGGCACTAAAGGGTGGCTACAACTCTTCTACAGGTAAGTATCTATCCAAGGCGAGCACTAAGCCAGTAGACGGCGCTCCAAAGTCTGGTGAAGATGACGACGCTGGTAGCGTACCTGAAACCAACGCAGGCGGTAAAGAGTCTGAAGTAGAGCAAGATGCTAAGAAGTCTTTCAACGGTGCCGTTAATGGTTCCCTGGAGCTTTCTAAAGGTCTTGAGCTTTCTCCATTCCTTTACGAGCTTACGAACGCAATCGGTTCCGCATTGTCGGGTTCCGAGGGACGTATCTCTAAGTCTCTTGAGAGCACTCTAGGAGGCCTAGTTCGCCGAATTGAGTCTATCGAGAAGTCACAACGAGACGCAGCTGGCGCGCAGGACGAATTCAACAAGTCTCTAGCATCCGCAGTAGTAGGCATCGGAGAGTCTGTTGGAGCTTCTGCAGACGCAGTAGCGTACCAATCACAGCTCCCAGTAGGGGCACCTAAATCTCAGATGAGGGGCCAAGCTGGTGGAAACAATGGCATTAACGTAGTTAGTAAGTCTTACACAGGTCCAGGTGGACTCGACATGAACATGTCAAAATCCGTCATTAGTGACGCACTCGTGGAACTTTCTAAAAGCAATGAAGTGACCCCTATTGAGGTAATTCGCTTCGAAAGCACCAACGACCTGGCCCCTGCGACTCGCGCAAAAGTGGAAGCCCTCGTACGCGGTGGAAACTAAAGGATAAAGGAGATATATCATGAGCGTAAGCTTAAATCACTACAACTCCCAGCAGCCGGTTAACGGCTTTGGAACTGGCAGCAATTCCGAAGTTGGCGACCTTCAAAAAGCTCTTGAAGCTGGGTACCAAACTTCTTCTCAAACTGGCGGTAGTTCGCTACGTGTTGAGTCACTTGAGGGTTCCCTCAAGGTGGTCACGCATACTGCGCACCACATTAAGTTCTGGAAGAAGATTCCTAAGAGCCCTGCGTACAGCACTGTGGAAGAGTACAACCAGCTTTCGAGCTACGGTTCGGACTCGTTCGCCTTCGTGCAAGAGGGTGAACTCCCTCAAGCACAGGACAGCACGTACACACGTCAGACCAGCTTGGTCAAGTACGTTGGTACAACTCGTGAAGTCACGCACCCAATGACCGTTGTGCACCCCGCACATGGTGACGTTATTGCTCTTGAGAATCAGAGCGGTATCCTTTGGATGCTTGAGAAGATCGAGGCTTCCCTCTTCAAAGGAGATTCGTCTCTTGCGTTTGATGGCGAGTCTGAGCAATGGGACGGTATGGACGCACTTATTGATCCATCCAGCTTCATTGACCTTGAGGGTAACAGCCTTCAAGAGGCTGACATCGAGGAAGCAGCTAACCTTCTGGTTGAGCAATTTGCTTTCCCAACGGACATCTGGCTTGGTACCCGCGTAGCGAGTGACCTTGTGAAGACGTTCTACCCACGTGAGCGCATCAACCTTCCTGCCCCTCAAAACGGCATGGTTGGTATGAGTGTCAACTCCATCATGACCCAAGCTGGCGTCATGGAGATGAACCCGAACGTATTCCTGAAGAGGCTCCCAAGCCCTCCAGCGGCTGCGACCTCGGCTAGTGCTCCTGCTTCCCCTTCTGCGGTTACTTCTGCGCTCTCTGGCACAGACGGTGACTTCAACAAGGGCATCCCAGCAGGTACCACGGAGTTTGGTTACGCAATTACTGCTTGTAACCGCTTTGGTGAGTCGGCTCCAGTTTTCATCGCAGCTAACCAGGCTATGCTTGAGGCGGAGAAGGACGGAGGCAACCACGTTGACCTTGCTATCGTAAACGCTGTGGCAGTCGGAAGTTTCCCAACGGAATACGTCCGAATCTACCGAACACGTGCTCTTGCAAGTGGTGCGGCTGTTTCTACCTCACCAGCTGACTTCAGCCTTGTTGCTCAGATGCCTGTCGCAAGTCAGGGAAACTCTGGAGTAACCAACTTCGATGATTTGAACTTCTTGCTTCCTTTCACCGAGATTGCTTACATGGGCGAGATGACTCAAAGTGTTCTCACTTTCCGTCAACTCCTTCCTATGCTTCGCATGGACCTTGCCATCTTGGCACCAGCTTACAGGTGGATGATTCTCCTTTATGGTACTCCAATCTTGTTCGCTCCTAAGAAATGGCTCCGTCTCATCAACATTGGACGTCTAGTCTAGTACAGTAACGCTTAATGAGCCCTTACAACGTGTTTGGGCTTATTGAACGCTACACATTACAAGCAGATGAGTAAAAGTGGGGCAATAGGCGCGATTAATCCTAAGAGTGTCTACGACGTACTTGACGCCACTCCTGTTAGGGGTGGTGTTTCTGCTGTAGAGAGGGAATTTCCAATGCTAAAAGCATTCAGTAAAAAATATAGAGGAAGGGCAATCCTAGTGGGAAACACGTCATTTAGTTTTGACGAGGACGGCTACTGTTCCGTAGCGAACGTTGGCAACACTAGTATAGACTTTCAGTCTCTATTGACTAAGAACCACGTATCTTGCGTTGTAGAGGAAGACCTAGAAGAAGTATCTGGGGTCCCTAGAGAGGCTGATACGAGGGAAGGTATTGACGAAGAATTGCTAGCTGCCCCTGAAGAAGAGGAAGAGCTAGACGATGAAGAGGAAGAACCTGAAGAGGATCTTCTTGACGAAGAGGAAGCACTTGAAGAAGTAGAAGAATCTGAAGATTCCGACGACTAATCTGTGCTATAATCTTTAATAATAAAGGACACTTATCATGGCAACAGAAAAGAAAGTACCAGGAGATCTCGGAAGCCGACAAGTAGAGGAGATGCGTCTCCAACTTAACAGGCTTACGGCTTTTGTAGAGGCTATCCAGGCAGCAGCGACAGTTGATGCCGCTACATTCTACGCAGCGGTAGCCGCTCTAACGAACCAAGACTCTATGGAGAGCATCGTACTAGTACGTACTCCACCTCCAGCCAAACGGCTGGATGACGGCAGCTAGGTTAAACTTAGCTTAACTTTCTCGCCCTCGGTATGGGGGCGAGCTACTTACATAGGAGGGCGTTATGCCTACTAGACCAATGAGACTCCGGCATGCCAACGGCACTGCCACAGCAGCGTACACGAAGATCGCAGTAAAGCGCGGCATAGGGCAGTACGCTAAGATCGCCAACCTAGACGCAGTTAACTCGTTAGAGGTAAGTTTCGACGGAGGAACTAACTACTTCACGATCAACGCCACAGATATCTCTCTGGAGGTGAACGCACTGTTCCACTACCTTTTCGTAAAATCGGCTGCGGGGGCAGACTACTCTATTATAATAGGAGAAGGCTAGTATGGCGAGGACTGTCCCTCAAAACCAAACGGCAGACCTACTAGCAACTATCACTGATTACGTAACTAATCCCGTTGCAGGTCTTACCTACACAGACGTACTAGTTCAGTACAGTAAAGATGGTGCAGCCTTTCAGACTAAGGCTATCGCACCTATTGCTGCTGTTATCACATCTGGTAATGCAGGGACTTATGCACTGGTTGACGGGCAAACTCTAACAGTTGCAGTTGACGGTGGTGGAGTACTAACCGCTACGTTCAACACAGTGGACTTTTTAGACATAGCTAATGCTACCACAGCAGAGGTAGCAGCAGTCATTACTACCGATATTACAGGAGCCACCGCCGCAGACGTTGGAGGCTCCATTGTCATTACATCCGCCACTACCGGAGGTACCTCTTCTATTGAGGTTACCGGAGGTACGGCTAACACTGCTCTAGGATTCTCAACTACGGCAGTAACCGGAACCACCTTTTGGACCGAGCTAGGTTCTGGGGTATACGAGATTACTTTCACTTCTACAGAGCTTGATACCATTGGTAACTTTGTCTACAAGGTGACGTCGGTAAGGTCCGAGCAGTTTGTAGACCTGGCTGAAGTGACCGCAGACGTCACTGTGGAGCCTACAGCAAGTGTAGAGACTTGTGCAGTGTCTGGGTTCGTGTACGACCTTAACGGCGACCCCCTAAGCAATGTTAACGTCTCAGCTAGGATTATAGACACTCCTTACGCTCAGAGCCCAGTAGCATTCTCAGACAGTCTTGTAAACGCTAGGACTGCTTCTAACGGGTACTTCTCTTTTGACCTAGTTAGGATGGCACTGGTAGACATAACAGTCCCAGACATACAGTTTAGAACACAGCTTAGTGTTCCTAACCTAGCTACGTTAGACCTGTTCAGTTATGTGGATACTGGAGATGTTGGCCCACTCGCAGTTGATTTCACCTACCTAGTTGACCAAGACGATAGGTGGTTCACCAACTTCACCCCTATAGTGTCTAACGACCAACATGGAATTACCAGCTACGTCTGGAGCTTTGGAGATGGCAACGCATCAAACGAAGAATCACCACGGCACGAATACACGGAATACGGGTCTTTCCTTACCGGCGATTCACCAATCGTACATACAGTCACGTTGACCGTGGTTGACTCAGCGGGCCACACCGCAACAGTTAGCAAATCGACCGTAGCTGGTGCCATAAAACTTGAGTCTGGAATCCTCTGGGAAGGCTCCGTTAACCTCACGTATAACGAGACGGTTGCGTTCTTCTGGGTTGACCTTCCGACGCTAAACCCAACGAACCCGAACAATCAATACTTCGAACTCAGGGCAGGGGATATTGGTACTCCGCAGGACTTGAACTGCTATATGTGGGATGCAGACAATACGTCTGCCACAGAAGCGCAGTACTCAAGCACGGGGTACATAGACCAGTCGGCCATCGGCCTAGGTGGAGGCAACACCTACGACCACGAAGGGATAATGTTCATGTATTTCTACATGGACGGGCCGGACCCTATAACTCGGCAACTGACTTACATAAAAGTTGGACCACTGGCGGTGGCCCCTTCGTTCACTTACACGCCCAACGGACTCACAGCCCAGTTCAACAACACCTCCGCAGACGGTCAGCGCAACACGATTGTATCGCAAGAATGGGACTTTGGGGATGGCGCGACAAGCTCGTTGCTGAGCCCTGCTCACGTCTACGAAGCAGCAGGCACGTACACCGTAGCCCTGACCGTCACCGACAGTGAGGGCGTTGAGTTCACCTACTCGGACTCCACCGTCCGAGTATCCGTTGTGGATTTGCCCGTACCCGACATGCACCTATCATGGGAGGCGTGGGACTTGACCTCTGTGACAGTCCAGTTCACGGACTACACCTTCGCTCCCATGAGCGAGGTCGTTTCGTGGGAGTGGGATTTCGGTGATGGCTCTGCTGTTAGTACGGAGCAGCACCCGCTCCACGTGTACACAACAGCCGGGAATATGGATGTATCACTTACAGTCACCGACACCTACGGCGAGTCGGTTACTCTGGTACAGGAGAGCTTCACAAAAATCGAACTAAACTACACAAGTGGCACTGTTATCGTTGATGGCGTGAACAACGGACCAGCGTCGGGCACGGGGTTCGATGCCGACTACTACATTGATGTACCGCCAGGGACGAGAAGCATTGCGGTCATGGCCGAATCAGCAGGCAGTAACATAGAGGCTATCCTAATGTACAGACAACCTCCCTCTGTAGAGGAGGACGTAGTGGATGGCAGTGTGGGGTACGAGTGGACCAACGTAGCTAGGACGCTCATACGAGACCCAAGACCTGGACGGTGGTGGTTCTGTGTTGGGTACGAATGGGGGGCATGGACCGCAGACGACTTCAGGGTCGATCTGGACGCTCCCACAATAGACTTAGTTGAGTCGCTCAGGATAAATCCAGACCTAGCCCTGACCAACACTACGCAACTGGCAGTCCACCTTCGGGGCTCAGAAACCCTGCAGCTAGCAGCAGGTAGAACTCTGGTGTCGTGTGACTGGCTTATCAACAACGTACCGTACGTCGGCTTAGACCAGGACATCATCGTAGCCAATCCGTCTGGATACGACTACATGTACGCAACACTCATTGACGACGCTGGGGTCGAAGGCAGGTGTTACGTACGGCACAGTCCTAGGTACTACGAAACTTCTAGGATGACGTTCTACGACCAAGACAAGGCTGTTCCATATTGGGAGTTGACCAACGGTCTGACATTCATTACGACAGTCAACGTAGGTGCTGCTGAGAATATAACGTACCACTACTTCGACGTGCCCGAAGGAGCGGTTGACTTGTATATCAGCTCAGTAAACGGATACCACGTTGGCGACCCGTCGAACGGCGATAGGTTCTCCCTGTACGTGCGTAGGCACCTATTCCCTCAAAATGGGGATACACCGTACAACCTATACAACCACGACAGAAAAGACACAGCGAACTTCTACGCATTTGAAAGCAATCCTAAGCCCGGTCGTTACTTCTTGACTATCCGAGACACCGGATCCGGTTGGGAGGACATCAAACTCACGGTTGGCTGGCGCAAGCCTCCACTAGTCCCACCACCAGCGTAGTATTTAGGAAGGAACCATTAAATGGTAGCACCAACATCATTATTCGTAACAGTAGACGACACTGAGTACTCAAGGTTTGAGGCAGACCGTAGCGTCGTGTCTGTAATTGTTACCGCTGCTGGCGCTAACATGCTTGACGAAGAGGTAGAGGTGCGTCTCGTTAAGTCGAGGAGAAACAAAGATATCTCCGTAGCTCTCAAGACCCTCACACTCACCTCAGAGGACACGGCAGACTATGACCTTCAGTTCGACCTGTCGGAGATAACCGACTCAGAAGGTGTTCCTAAGGTCCGTAGAGGAGACTACCTAATGAGGGCCACGTCTGTCACAGACCCAAACATTGAGTACGACTCTGAGGACTTCATAGTGTCTCTTATCACGGTTGGACGTCTTAAATCAGACTACCTGCACGGTACCGACCAGAAGGCGTCGGAGCTTCTGACAGTAGTAGAGCAGCCGATACTTATCACTGGTGTAGAGGTTACTGAGGTGTCTAAGGGTACCCCTTCAACCTGGATACCTCTAATATACAAATACTTTGATAATGGTACGGACATCACAAGGACATTGTCTTGGTGCAACGGACCTCCAGTAACTATAGTGTCTACTAGAAAATCTTATCTGCTCAGGAGAGGCTCCTCCTCCGACTACATCAGGGTCAAGGTAGCCAACGTAAATAACCTGCCAGTCGTGGACGTCACTGAGGAGCTACTTGTGGACAGGAAGCCTTTCGACGACGCCAGAATGCGTCAGATGATCGACCAGGCAATCAGTTGGGTTGAGGACGTTGCATTGAGTGTCTATATAGAGCCCACTAACGTGGTCACAGAGCCTGATTCCGGGTCCATAACGTACCCGGAAGGTACAGACATACCAGTGCTAGTCAACGCTGATTGGGACTGCGTAGTGGACGCTGTGACCTTCAGGAGGGCTGCAGCAGGTAGGTGGATAAACTTCAAGCTTCCTTACTACCCTCTGATTAGGTTCAATGACCTATATGGTCAGATAGCAAACACTCGTATTGTGGATATCGCCCTAGAATGGGTAGAGGCTCACGAGAAAGGTGGATTTGTGGAGCTAGTACCCTTCAACCAGGAGGTTGCGTTCAACTTCATAGGCCTGATATGGGTAGAAGCTTTAAGAGGTCCAGTACCACTTCCCAACTTCTGGAACTTCGATGCCATAGTAGGGTACCGGAAAACACCTCCAATCCTACTAGAGCTTGTAGCTAAGAAGGTTTCAATTGACATACTAACTATAGCTGGCCAGGCATTCAGGGGTGGTTACTCCTCACAATCAGTGTCTAGGGACGGAATAAGTGAGTCTGTGTCTTACACAGCATCCGCTACTTACGGCATCTACTCAGCTACGATTGAGGATTACCGCAAGTGGATTGACGAGAACTTAGTTAAGTTGAAGGGCGCATTTTCTGGCGCAAGAATGGTGGTACTATAATGGGATTAGGATTTTCGAACAACAACAGCGACATAGCAAGCACTGCAGTTCTGTACGCCGACAGGAAAGGTACGTCGCCACCCCAAAACCAAGGTGCGGATATATGGAAGATTTTAAGGGGTGTTGGGGGGATAATAGCTACGTTAGCACTTCTTGGTGGCCTCGTGTGGGGTACTGCATTCATGTTTGCAGGTATGGCCTCAGACGAAGATCTTGACAAAGTAGAAGACCGGGTAGAGCTTGTCGAGAAGAACGACATTAGGCAGACCGTGGTACTAGAGCAGATAAAAGAGGCTTTGGAAACAATTAGCGGAAAATTGGATGAAGCTCTGAAAAAATAGTTATTTACTTACGCATACTTAACCTGGTAGAATACACTTCACCACATCGACTATCATCCCACCTCCTAGGGCACACCACACATCTATACAACCGCAGGTTAAGCCTGCTCGATAGGAAAGAACACACATGGCACTAATCACCGATCCAGACAACCTCTCTCAAGGCGCTTCCACCGCCGTTACCGACATCGTGTTTGGTACACCGACAGGTGCACAAGTAACCATCACCAGCGCAGGGACGGGGCTGCCGAGCATTACTGCCGGCGACTACTTTGAAATCCGGGACCATTCAGATCCAGAGAACAACGGGCTCTATTTGGAAGACGGAGGGGCACCCACAACAGGCTCCATCACCGCCAGCAAACAGACTGGTGTGAACCCCGTCGCCAACGCGGTCGGCGAGGCAGCTACCACGCTGCACACCGACGCTTCCACTGCTACCGAGAAGAGCGTCTTCTTTGACACGCTCTCTAGCGACATCTACCTGCTAGAGCAAGGTCTACTATCTACGGACGGAGCCACCATCCAGGCTCTCTACTCCTTTGCCAAGGAGGAGTGGAAGGATGACCCTGCGCTAATCCCTTTCGACTTCCCCTTCGTGGCGGTTACGCCCGAGCAGTTTGAATTCGTGTCTGGTTGGACTCCTTCCTCGGTTGCTGGTGCAACTGCTATCACCGAGAAGCTTTTGCGTACCGGAGGTTGGTCGGAGATTGACGAGCTTGGCAACCTGTCTCGTCAGTGGTTCGGCTGCATCTCGCTGGGCTCGTTCGAGGATGACGCGACAGACAACGCGTACTACGAATTCGGTAACGACCCGACTGTCGATAACACGGTCAACTTTGAGTTCCCTGGACCTGTAAACGAGGCTGTTCTCACATACGAAGATATCGGAAACCCTGCCACCTTCACCTATGTAGACGGAGGAGGGGGTGCAGATACTGTTACCCGCGCATCCGGCTCATTCATCGACGACGGCTTCAAAGTCGGTGGGCAGATGACGACTCGGGACTCTACTACCGCACTCAATGATGGGACGTACACCATCACGGGCGTTGCCGCACTCACATTGACGTTCGCCACAGGGTCGTTTAACACGGGCGAAGCTGATCCTCTCGTGCAGGTGTCCGTGGACAACCGCAACGCATTTGCCCCCCGCCTTCGCGTTCGCGACGGCGACCCTAACGGCAAGAGCTACGATGCTTCAAACCTTACTGCTATCGGTCTTTCGACCCTTACGAACAAAGCTGAACGCTTCCCGCTCTCGAACGCAACCGATCTCAAAATCAGTGAGACCGATGCGAACATCGACACTATCAGTCCGTACACAGAGATTCGTCTCCGGTACCTCGCTGCCGCATACAACCGAGAGGTCGATACGACGACGAAGCGAGATTTCGGAATCATCGTCGATGTTGGAACGTATTCACAGTCACAGGGCGCAAGTGCAAGCTCAACGCTGTTCACTTCTGCCTCGCTCTCCCTAGGCACAGGCGAAGCTTTAGCCGACTACGTAGGGGGTACGCTCTTCATTCATGAAGGCACCGACCAAGGTTCGCACACGATCTCAGGTACACCTGTTGATAACGCGGGCACGCTGGAGATAACACTCACCGTCGCATTGACCGCGACGGAATCTAACCTCTCCTTCACCATGCAGCGGGCCACTCCAGTGGTCGCTACTGCCGAGGAAATCTACGAGAAGGTGCAACGTGAGCTAAGGCAGACCACCGACATCGACCAGACCTCTGGCGTCGTCATTGGCCGTGTTGCCGACTCCCTGCTCACCTTTGTCGGCGATACGCTCAACACAGGCGTCTCTACGCCGAGTAACCCCAATGGCGGTGGCTCTGGTGTCTTCATCGAAGGCTTCGACTCCAACGACACCAACCGTCTTGGATTCACCGACAACGCAGCAACTCTCCGCAACTTTCCGTTCGTTGCCGCTGGTACGATCTCGTTCAACCCAAACCTCGTCAACGATTCTGCGGGGAGCTACTGGATGTTCTTTACCTATACCACTCGAACTGCTGTAGCCGACTTGGCTATCTCGTCTGCGGTAGGTGACGACGCATCCATCGACTCGGCAGGATCTAACTTCCCTGCTGGTCTCGCACAGAACGACCACGTAACACTGTCTGGATTCGTCAACGAAGAGAACAATGGGGTCTGGATTATCACCGACGCTGCGCCATCAACGTCGCAGTTCGACGCTCGCAAGATGAGCGGTGATACCGTGGTTGACGAGGCTGCTGTGGCGGGTAATCTCGATGAGAATCCAATCAACAGCCCCGACGCTATCCTCGTAGACAACAACGCGGGGACGGACATCTCCGGTACCATCGGCGCAGCCTCGGTCGGCTTCGATTTCGATTACGATGGGAATACCCAGGGGGGGCGAACCGCTGCTACAGACGCAGCCATCACGCTCCGCGCTATTGGATTAGAGACTGGTCAGTACGTCGAAACCACGGGTACGATTACGAGAAACACTGGATTGAGTTTCTCGCTCGTTGCAGGCCTGGAACGTAACTACTCCAACCCATAGTACGTACTAGCTGGGGCACTGTAAAATGTTGCAGTATACCAGTATACATGGTAACATCAAGGCAATGACAACAAGCATACGATGTAAAGCCTGTAGACAGCTTAAGAACGCAGAAGACGAGCTTCGGGACGAACAGGCCCGGCTCGTCGAGCGCTCTGAGGAGCTGGTGCATGTCCGGAAGCAGGTCGACGAAGCCTACGCCAAGATCACTGCCCAGAAGCAGCAGGTCAACGACGCGTTCAAAGAGCTAAACGCAATCAACAATAACCTTGGGCACAAGTCCATGTCTGTCATTGAGCTTAGGGACTTCATCAAAGACCTACGCAACGAAGCAGGTAAGCAGGGCAACGACAAACTCAAGGACGAGTGTGTAGCTGTCCTTGAGAAATGGAAGTGATTTATGGTCGGAGTCGTCATCACAGCGCAAGGGTCGCAGGCTCACTGGGATTTTATCTTGTGCAACTTTCGCCCAGACGTAATCTACGTCCATGGCGACCCCGCGCTCATCACTAGCAGCGTACTTCACGACGCGACACCAATCACTTGTCCAGATGACCTACCGTCCGACTACAGCATCGTTCTGCTAGCACCTACGAACGGCGCAAACATCCAAGGGGACACCAGCCTCGTAGACTTCGTGCATCCAGCGAATGCTGTGTACTGGTTCGGTAGCGATGCGAATCACATAGATGATGAGGTCTTCGCAAACCGCGCCCCCGACTCCAAGGTGTTCATACCGACTGACTCGGTTGACCAAATGTATGCAGACTCGGCCTGGGCTGTAGTTGCGTGGGATCGAAGATGCAAGGAGGCGTAGATGGCAATCACAGACAACAGAACGCTCCTATCTGGATTCGAGACAGTGGACACAGTAACGACACCGGATGACCTCTCGGGATCCGCCGGCGGCACGGCGGATACTGAGATTTTCATCCAGGGCTCACGCTCCTTCGGCTACTACTCGGGTTCATCACGCGACGGGCTCCTCTACGACGCTGGCACTGCTCAGAACTGGAGCGGGAACACGTTCTATCTCTGGGTGAACTGCGGTATCGCGGGCTTGCTCAACACGAAAGCAGCGGGCGGTATGACCGTTCGCTTCTGTGGAGCAACAGTAAGCGACTGGTTTGAGGTCTACGTCGCAGGATCAGACGACTATCCAAAAGCAGTGAACGGCGGCTGGGTGATGCTCGTGGTGGACATCGACAAAGCGTCGGCAAGTCCAGACAACACCAACGGGACGGCACCAGCGGCATCAGCAGTCCGATATGTCGGAGTGACTACACAGACGCCGACGATGCCCCGAATGGCTGACAACACCTGGGTAGACGCGATGTGGCGCCTACCTTCGGCAACACCAGGGATCCAAGTTGAGGGTCAAAACACAGGATCAGTAGACTGGACTTGGGACGACATCGTAGCTACGGCAGAGGCAGGAGCTTGGGGCACTGCTAAGAGTGGAACAGGTGGGTCTGTAGACATCAACACACCGATTCGATTCGGTGCAAATGATGCTGTGACTCACGGCTTCAGCGACACGAACAAAACCATCCTGTGGGAAGACTGGGACGTTGCTACGTCGTTCTACGGGCTAGAGGTAGTCGGTGGGTCGGGTGTGCAGAGCTTTGAGTTGGGGATCAAGACCGGCACAGGGGATGACGCATCAGGCGCACAAGGCTGCGTTGTACAGGCGGCATCTGCTGGGCAGCGTTGGTACTTCGACTGCGACGACGCGAACGTAGACGCAGCCAACCTTTATGGTTGTTCGTTCATTCACGGCGGTGACTTCCAGTTGGACGGCGCGACTGTGAGTGCTATCTCTACGCTTTTCATTGATTGCACGTCGGCACAGCTGAGCAACATTGGCGACTTCTTGGCCTGCACGGTCATCAATGCCAACACAGCAGACGGCGTTCCGTTCTGCTTCACAGACGACCTCACAGACATCGTTGGCTCCACCTTTCAGTTCAGTGACGGTCACGCAGTGGGACTCCTGTCTGGGGGGCCGACAACACAGACTAGCAAAGGCAACAAGTTCTCAGGCTACGCTGGTACCGCAGGTAGCAATCTCACAGCAGGTCCATCGGGAAGCACGGATGCCGCCATCGAGAACGACAATGGCAGCGCGACGATCATCAACGTCACTGGTGGAGGCGATACGCCTAGCGTCTACAACAACACAGGCACTCCATCGACGACAGTCAACAACAATGTCTCTGTGACACTCACGGGCCTGCAAAACCCGACCGAGGTCCGTGTCTACGCTTTCGGCACCACTACTGAGCTAACAGGGCAGGAGGATGTGACCACAGGGTCCTACGCCATCACGCTCGGCGCTGGCGTCGCGGTGGACATTCGCGTCTTCTCGAAGTCTTACCTTCCAGCCGACATCCTAAACTTCACGATGCCAACCACCGACACATCGCTCCCAGTGTCTCAAGTCTTCGACCGTACCTACACGAACCCATAATTATAATGCCTACATTCGACGGACCGAACCTCATTATCACTCTCGACTCGGGCATAACCGAGGTTGACGTGAAGACCGACTTGTACAGCGAGTGGAAGGAGTGGGTAAAGCTTAGTGACAACGCGAAGTACCCGCCTGCATTCGCGTCGGATGGCGGCAACCCTCTTACGCCAGGCATCGACCAAGGCGCGTACTTCTTCATCCAGAACGGTTCCGGCTGGCGCATCCGCCCCCCGGAGGAAGACATCACGATCTACTTCACGGGCAACCTAGCGCCGCAAGAGCCTTCCAAGGCCATTGCGATCCCGACCCTCGGCATGTTCACCACGTTCCTAGTCGGGCTGCAACCGATCACGCAATCCGTGGAGCAGATCTTATCTCTACAGCAGGACACCGCGTACAACGGCGTCATCAACATCGACCTCCTGACGGGCATACCCGGCACCACGTTTCCAGCGGGAACGGATGGGAGCCCTGTCAACAACCTTGACGACGCGTTCACCCTAGCTGCGAGACTAGGCATCGATGAGTTCCATGGGCGCGGCCTGTACATCGCAGATCGGGACTTCATCGACGTCACCCTGAGAGGCGCGGGTCAGCCTGCGTACATCTCGCTGGAAGGCTTCGACTTCACGGACACCATCTTTGAGGACATGGCTGTGACGGGGGACGGAGGGGGGTCGACTGGCTGCATCTTCAAGAGGTGCAACGTATCAAACGTCACAAATCTGTCTGCGTCGTTCATCGACTGCGTTTTCTCCGGGGATAACGCAGTTATCCCTGCGAGTGCCGGCAACCAAAACTTCCTCGGTAACTGCGCGTCGTTCGTGCCAGGCTCTGGGCGGCCATCCTTCTCGCTCAGCAACTCGGCAACTAACCTGCAAATCCGCAATTGGCATGGGGGTCTCAACATCCGCGACGTGAACAACCCAGCTTCGGCCATCAGCATCGACATATCTAGCGGTAAGGTAGGGCTGGAGGCGAGCGTCACGGAGGGCGACATCCAGATTCGTGGTATAGGTGTACTCAACGACGACGACTCAGGGCCGAACGCTATTGTGGACGCTACAGGACTCGTCAACGTGGCAGTGATCAACGCATCCGTCGTGCCTGACACTGCAGAGGCTGTACACGCTAGAGATAGGTACTCTAAGAGAGACAACATGGTCTACAGCACAGAGGGCTTGCTCATCTCTGGGCGCGAGCGCTGGTTCCCTAGCAAAGCAGCTGCGGATGCGGCTACCGAGGGCGGAACTGGAGAAGGAGAAACAGATACGTTCACCATCTCCGCTTCACCTGACACAACTCCTACTAGACCTAAGACGTTTGACAAGGTAAGAGATACCTAATGAGCTTGTCAATGTTCACGGACGGGTGGGTTTGCGACAGCAACTCTACTATTGGTATGGTAACAGACGGGTGGATTTGCATACCGCTTGCAGACGTACCTTCAGTTGACATAGAAGACCCTTCCATCCCCCTGCATCTGTCACAGATACAGCCTGGGATGCAGCTTAGGATCGTGCTTCGAGGGGGGCACCAGATGGTTCCCAGGGTTACAAAAAGAGGAAATTTCTTAGTACCCAACGACAAAAGGAGATCCCGAAGAGGGTACGAGAAGGGTGTCCTCATAGGTGCTGTGACTACTAATAACCCTACTTCTGGGCAGTTGTCTATGACTGTCTCAGACGAGGTTACTAGGAAGTCTTACCGCGCCGACGTACAGTACGCATCCATGGCCATAGTACAGCGTGTGGTGCAGATTACAGAGCTTATAGAGACTGCCACAACTCCAGGGGCTGCCGCCCTTGGTACTAAGCTTGTGGGCGGACAACTTCTCAATCCCAGGGTGAAGCTTGTGCGTGTAAAATCCTAATTATGCACATCACAAGGATAACGAGTGGAGATTTTGTCCGCATCAGGATGTCCCCACGTCAACCCCTTATATACAAGCACGTTTGCGCAGGAACTTACGAGCTTGTGGTAGGTGACAAAGAGAAGCGTGACAGGATTTGGAGCAGCGGTGTTCTGACTGGTGGCGTAATCGACAACGACCCAGAATCGGGGGTTTTGAGGATCGGCGTTGTCAACCAACAAGGTCCAGATAAGATTGTCAGGGCTACCATCCCGTACTCCAGTATAAAAATGCTGCAATTAGGTGTGGTAGAGATCCAGGAAGTGTCTGTACCTGAGTACCTTAAGGGCAAACCTCTGAAACCTAGAATTAAGTACGAGCGTGTGCAATTTTAACTTGCTTTACGTGTCACTTGATGAGTAAAATGCGGACTTACAATTACCTTGACTTTAAGCTTCTAAGATAATAAACTCCAATAATGGCACAGAACTTGAATCTGGGCACTGCTGTAGATTTTCAGACCGGTTTTCAGGACGGGCTAGTAAATAACAGGGGCGTTCAAATGATACATGAGATAGGTTTAGCCTGTACGTGTAGGGTCGAGGACGTGTACGCCAGTACTAGGGATGACGGAGAAGAGGCAAGGAGGGAGCCCTTCTGCACCAGGTGCGGGCGAGATGGGTACCTGTTCCGGTCCCCTGCCCTTATAACGGGTATCTTTACCGGTGCTAGACACCAGAGAAATGTTCTTGACTCGGGTATCTATTTGCCTGGAGACGCAATTTTTAGCCCTACCCCTAACTACCCCACGTGCGACGGGGATGGTAGGCACATAGGGACCGCTGATAAGCTGACAGCTACCTGGCCAGAGCCTATTGACGAAGGCCACGTACTGATTCGTGGGTCGGGGTCCAAGGCTGCCGCCGAAGGCATAATCACTATGCTTGATGACGATGAGGATAGGCTGTGGTACGAGCCCGCATCCTCCATCTGGTGTGAGGATGAGTTCGGTGTCGTGTACCAAGAAGGTACGGATTTTGAGCTAGGACCTGGTAAGATTATAAAGTGGGTCGGCGGCCAGCCAGACGTAGGAGTTAGGTTCTCTATCAAATACAATGCATATTTTGAGTGGATCGCCTTCCAGCCACCAACCGAGAGGCGTGATCGGGATGGTAGAAATCTTGGAGAGTTAGTCAATCTTCGTAAGAGGCACGTACAACTGATCAACACAAGCCCTTTTGCTACGTCGGAGGACAAGAGATCACTTCAAGCTAGGGTGTCCTGCTAATGTCAAGTGGCGTACACATATCATTTGACATTGACGATAAAGCAATGGCTGAGTTAGTAGACCATGTCCATTTACGGATTGACACTGCCCTAGAGGAGCTTACTGACGAGGTTGAGTGGGTGTGGCGCAAGATCGCAGCCGGCAGCAATAAGCTAAACACCACTAAGGATATCTACCTTGATGCTATAAAGGTTGAGCGCGAGGGGGATGAAATCGTCATGTCTCTTACAAATGACCTAGCAAACCAGGTTGAGAGTGGGTCCGATCCTTATGACTTGAAACCAGGGTTCCTTAAAGGTAGGACCCATAGGGTTATACCATTGGTTGAGCAAGGTCGTCCGGTGAAATTCAGGATGATATCCCAGAAGTCGGAGCCTTGGATACACCCTGGGATACACCCTAGGAACATCATTGACGAGGTGAAGGCTGAGCTTGAGAACAATATCATTGATGAAGTGTTCAGTAGAGTCATGGCTAGGAGTTCCATATAATGTCGTTGGTACCTGAGCTTATCTTACAGACTGTCATCTCCCGAGGCATTAGAACCCTTAGGAATGACTCAAGGTACATCGACCAGCTTTTTCGAACTATCTCCCGTGGGGACCAGCAGCAGATGCGGGATTTCATCAAGTCAAACCAGATAGACTTGGCCATAAACTACCCACGAGGTAACCTGTCCGTTCCTGCGCTGGTTATCCTGCTAAGGTCCGACGACGAGCACTCACAAGGTGCCTATCTAGGCGATTTCAAGGAGATTGGATACCCAGACGAGTTCTCCTACGACGGCGGACTTGATGGTGAAATTCTAGGCGGGGCTGCCTCCGTGTCTGGTATGTCTGGACTGGGGGCAGTTGTGTTTGGCCCACATTATGTCCTCTCAGCTACCTTAAATACTATAAATGTTACCAACAGGACATTTTACATAGGCCAATTTACAGACGGAGCTGAGAGGTTAGTGGTCCATATAGTAGCCGGAACTGGCGAGGGGCAGCAGAGGGAGATTATAGCCAACTCTGCTAGTAACTTGATGGTGGGGTCTGATTGGTCCACGGTCCCAGACGCTACCTCTGTTTTCGAGATTAGGGAGCCTGCGGACGAGGTACTTGGAGAGCCTTCGCCTCTGTACGACCGCAGGAACTCTAAAGAAATAATCGAGCGTAAGGGTGGTCTGTATGCTAATAAGTACCAAATACAGGTAGTTACTGCTAATCAGGAGCAACTAATCTATCTTTATGCTATACTAAAGTCTATATTCACACTGTCTAGAACGTTTTTGGAAGGGCAGGGGATAATCGATTTGAAGATGAGCGGCACAGATTTTGTAAACCGTCCAGAGTACGTACCCGACATGGCTTACATGCGGATGCTAACTTTAGACTTTGCTACCCCGTTTGACATATTTACTCCTGCGGACACTCTCATTGATGAGTTCACCCTATGTCTAGTAGAGGGTATTGAAGGAACCAACGCAGAGATCAGTGAAGACCCTGTAGACATTAGCGTACAGGACCCAATTATAACAGGACCTTAATTTATGAGTGATGAAGAAGAAAAAGATTTTATTGACGAGCTGGAAGAGGAGCTAACAGCTTCAGCACCTGTAGTTGGGGAAAAAGTAGCCGAGGAGGTTACTGCACCTCCGTACAGGAGCCCGCCACCTCCAATGATTACATTCGACAGATATTTTATGGCATTAGGCAAGCCCATGCATCATAAGGCGGG